CTCAAGGAGTTGATGTGACGGTAACTGAGGACGGAGAGTTCTAATGACCGTTTCAAAGTTCCCTATCCCCCCGTCAGACCTTGAGGACCAGAAGCGGTTAAGTCGGCTGCAATCTCAGTCTATCGCGGGTATTTCAAACGGCAGAACGAACAACGTTCTTGACGTGACCGTAACTGAGAATGTCGCTGCGACGACTGTTACTGACAGCCGTATAGGATTCAACACCGTTGCAATCGCAGTCCCTACGACAGTCAACGCAGAAGCCGCAGCTATTTGGCCTTACAGAGACTTCACAAGCCCGGTTAACGGTTCAATGTCACTTATCCACACGAACGACGCAAACACTGACAAGACGTACAAAATCATTCTGGTAGGCTGATGAAAGAAACCTTTGCCCCTGCGCCATTAGACCACGTTATACATTTGATGTCGCAATCTGATGTGCATAAGAATTGGAACATGGAGCAGGTTTCACGAATAATAATCCCCCCGGTAAATCTCAGGCAAAACATCGGATTGTTTAGAGATAGCCAATTGCACGGCTGGGTATCATGGGGATTTACAGACAGGGAAAAAGCTGATAGGTTTCTTGAAGGTAACTATAGATTGCAAGTTGAAGATTGGAGAAGCGGCAACGTTCTGATCTTCGCAGATTTCATAACCCCATTTGGGGATGCTCGGAAACTGTACCGTAAATGCCGCGACCTATTCCCAGACTATCCAAAAGCAGAATGGCGGCGGCACAAGAAATCAAGACGGGTTAGTTCCGATTTGATAGTGAAACCAAGGAGCCATAATGCATCAGTCAGTTGACAAAATAGCACTATTGTTCGCATTTAATATTGCGTGTGTGCTTTTGCTGCCGACTATAGGGCTTGTTGAATTAAGCTGGCATGGCATCGCAATAGCTTACGTCATGTTGTTCTTAATGAATGGCCTTGGCGTGATCGTCGGTTATCACAGACATTTGAGCCACGGCGCATTTGAGTTCCGTAATGAGACATTGCGTCGGATATTCATTCTCCTTGGCGCAGTAAGTTGCAGCGGCAGTCCTCTAGGGTGGGCCGTGATTCATAAATCACATCATAGATATTCAGACCGTGACGGCGACCCCCATCGCAGCGATATCGGGTTTTTTAATATGCAAGCTGTCCGGTACGATATGGAAAAGGTTTCTGGTTTCGCTGGAATGAAGAAAATTATCCGCGACCCGTTCTGCGCATTCTTGCACAAGTATTACTTCCAAGTCGTTGCAGTCTTTGCAATGTGCATATTCGCTGCGTTTGGTGTTGAGGGCTTATACTGGGGATTCTTCGTCCCTGCCGCGTTGACGATGTTCGCAGAGGGCTTCTTGAATTGGGCTGCTCATAAGAATTGGGGATACCAAAGCCACGATGCAAAAGACAAGAGCAAAAACGTCTGGTGGCTGAATTTCCTCAGTTTTGGCGAAGGATGGCATAACAACCATCATAAAAGCCCAAGAGCAGAAACAACGAAAGAGCGGTGGTGGGAATTTGACCCTGCTGGAATGGTTATATCATGGGTGAAGCTATGACAAGCCATGCGCTGCACTCAACGCTCCCTGACATGAGCATTTATCACACTAGCGAACAGCCTTTCCATGACTCAATGAAACTCGGCTTTGTCGTGTCGTTGATGAGTATGTTCGACAGATACAAGGATTGGACAGTCTCGGATATTAAGAACTATTTGATGGCTCCGATTCAACTCAAGCAATTTCACCTGTTCATTCACAACCATGCGCCTGTTGGTTTCGTCACTTGGGCGTACTTACCTCCGCAAACTGCACATACAAAAATGGCTGGAAACAGGCAGATGCAGCCTAGCGATTGGCGCTCTGGTCCTGAGCTATGGGGAGCAGAAATTGTTATCCTCCCGTCACACGTTCGGCATTGCTTAGAAGAATTAAAGGCTATCATCCCCGGCGACTGCAAACGCGTCAGAGCGCGAGACATGAAAACGATTAGAGGACGCTATGGACGAATTTTGTAACAGCTTGGATGCATTCTCATTTGAGCATTTAGATCGCAAGAACATTGCGTCTATGTGTTTCGCTGCTGGTGCAGGCCCCGGTGGCGATGGTGGCGGCGAACCCCCCGGACACCCCGGTTTGAGTGACGTTTCCGCAGCGAATACGCAAGGCATGGCATCACCTGTCGGGCATGGCTATAGCGTTGATGCGCCTAGTAGCTCTCCGTCTAATGTCGGCCCTCCATCATGGGCTCCAGCGTTCTTTAACACTAACCCAAAAAATAACGCGCCAATGAGAGGACCGGGCTTTACAGGCCCAGCGGCAGAGACTGAGGGATATAATGTTGAAGGATTTCTAAGCGGTCTTTTTGACTTGGCGACTCCTATTTCGAATGACATTACCGACAACGTTGTCGGGTTTAACAATGCAAAAGGCACTCTGGCAGAGGCAATGGAAGCCGCGAACCAAGACACAGAGGCGAGCATTAGCATTACTGGTTCTCCCACAGCAGCAGACGTATCGAATGAAGGGGATTCTGGTGGTGGCAGCGACTACACGGGCGTTATATACCCTCCACAAGCTGGCCCAAGCGTTCTAAACCCAACTGCGGCACCCATCCCACAGCCTCAATACCAATTCAGACGGAACTGGTGGGAAGGCAACGACTTTATTCCAGCCCCTATTACGAGGATTGTATAATGAGTGGCGACGACGAACCATCAACATATCAGACAGTTCAGACTGACAGTTCCCCATGGGAACCGCAGCAAGACTATCTCAAGAAGGGCTTTGAGCTTGCGCAGAGCGATGTTCTGGAGAAGCCTAATGTATATTACCCTAATAGCACTGTTGTCCCGTTCTCTCAACAATCTGAGCAGGGATTGCAGATGCAAGAGGATCGGGCGTTAGCTGGCTCTCCTGTCACTCAGTCTGCTCAAGGCATGGTCGGTGACACGCTATCGGGTGACTACTTGTCCAATCAGAACCCATACTTCCAACAGGCAGTTGACGCGGCAACGCGCCCAATGATTGACTCTTGGCAGCAAGATATTCTTCCCGGCATTCAATCGGGCGTTAGTGCGAAGGGTCGGTATGGTTCTGGTGCTCAAGAGAATATGCAGCGGCGGGCTGGTGAATCAATCGCTCGTCAAGTTGGCGACGTATCTGGCTCTATGGCTTCGAAGATGTACGGTGATGAGCGTACAAAGCAGCTACAAGCAGCTACGCTTGCACCAGCACTTGCAAACCAAGATTACACTGACATCAATGCGCTAAAGAATGTTGGTCAAGAGCGTGAGGGTATGGCTGGTGCAGAGTTGCAAGACCAAATCAGCCGTTATCAGGCAGAACAGAACGCACCGAAAGACGCGCTTGCGAATTACATGGCATTAATCAAGGGCGGGTATGGTGCTCAAGGCACCCAAACAACTCCAATCTATCGCAACAAGGGCGCTGAATATCTCGGTGCAGCTTCGACGGCGGCGGGCATTGGCGGGACATTGTTTGGTAAAGGCGGCATTTGGCCTCAGTAAGGATATTTAAGCATGGCATATAAACCATTATTAGTAAGCCCCGGTGATAAGCATCAAGCGGTGTATCAAGGCTTGTTGAACTTAGGCAAAAACCTGTCATCTGCTGGTGGCCCGTCAACTATGCCTACATCATTTTTAAGTGCATTAGGTCAGGGCGGCGCTGGTTTCGGTCAAGGGTATCAATCGTCAATCGACAAAGCAAAACAAGGCCAAATTGCTGATATGCAATACCAGCAGATGCAAGCCGAAGCTGAAAAGACACGCCTTGCCATCGAAGCTGCAAAGCGTCAACAAGCGCAACAGAAACAACAGCAATTAGCGGCTGACCGATATTCTATGTCTCAGCAGATGGGAGGGGCTCAAGGGCCGACCGTTGCCGCTGGACAAGCGCAAACGGCAATGGACCCGGCAAGACGCGCCATGCTTGAGGCTGACGGGCTAGGTGTCGCACAATCAGACATTGCCACGAAAGCAGCGAATGCTACTTCTTTTCTAGAGCACCAAAGAAAGATGGAAATTGAGCGCCTCAAGGCTTCCGGTGAGGGGAGGTTGTCGGCAAAAGATGTTGTCACCCTTGAGCGTGACGCAAACAAGACAGTCTCGACAGCACTTAAAGACTCGCTGGAGCGTATCAACGCATTCAAAGCACTTGAGGCAACGCAAGACAACCCGGCAATGGCAACGCAACAAATCAGAGATGGATTCGCGGTTGACGGGGTGCTAATAAATCCTTCTCAGGTTTTGGCATCAGGTCAGGGCGCTGCTGACCTTGCCCTGATCTTCGGCTTTATGAAAATGCTCGACCCTACCTCTGTCGTTCGAGAAAGTGAATTTGGAATGGCTGCGCAGACGGGTGGATTGCCGGGGTATTTAAAAAGTATGTTGAGCAAGGTGTCGAGCGGTGACGTTTTGACCCCTACCGAGCGCAAGAAACTTTTAGGCCAAGCCAGAAACCAATTCGACACTGCTGACAGAACGGTGCAAAACAGATTAGCGTCTGAAAAGAAGAGGTTTGGCAGCTATGGTTACGAGGGGCTTGATGCGAATCGCGCTTTCAGTGGTATCTATGACCCATATAAGCCGCGAATTGATAGAAGCACATTCGCGACGGGAGCAAAGCCGCCCAATATGACAGACAGTGACTTTGCAGAGTTGGAGATGCTTAGAGCAAAACACCAGAGGGGACCAAATCAATGACCCCTCAAGAAGAGCTTCAAAGATTAAGAGAACTAGATAGGCTTGAAGAATTAGAGTCTAAAGCGGCTGCGCAAGTTCCTGATGCGAATGGGTTTGAGCCGAGTTGGGGCGACTATGCACAGCAAGTCTTCGGCCAAGGCGCTGCGATGGGGTTTGGTGACGAAATCTCTGCTGCATTTCAAGCGGGTGCAGACGCAATTGTCCAAGGCAAGCCAATAGGTGAAGCATACCAGAAGCACTTAGCTAGAGTGCGTTCTGACATGAAGCAGACAGAAGATAGCCTTGGGACACTCGGAACACTCGGTTTACAGGGCGCTGGAGCGCTTTTAACGGGTGTCGGTGGCGCAGGCTTTAAGTTAGCTGGCAAAGGGCTAGGCCTTGGCGCAAAGATGCTCTATGGCGCTGCTCAAGGCGGCGCTCAAGGCGGTCTGACTGGCGCTGGAATGAGTGAACACGGTTTTGTCGATGGTGACATGGGCGGATTGGCTGCTGACGTTGCGACAGGTACAGGCGTTGGCCTTGCTGGTGGCGCTATCTTGCCGGGTGTGGCTCATGGTTTTCAAAAGGGCGCTTCGGCTGTTGGTCGCATGATTCCCGGTGGAGCTAAGAGACAAGCTGCAAACGTAATTCAAGGGACCATCCCAAGAAAGCAAGTCGCTGCATTAGAGCAAAAGGTCAATGCCGACCCCCTAAGCGTTATCGCTGATTACGCTCCTGTGGATACTCAACGTGCGGCTGGCGCTGCTGTCAGAAGCATTGGCGGTGGCAATCAGGCGAAGTTCTTAGCTGCTCGACAAGTCTCACAGGACGCCCGCATTTTGCCGCAGGTCAGCAAGAAAATATCAAGCGGTGGTGCTGCTGACACGATTGACGATATCGGCAGGTCGAGGCGGGCATTGGCTAATAAAAATTATGGCAAGGTCTACGAGACAGAGGTGCCACTTACTGACGAATTAAAGGGCTTTTTTGAAACCAAAGACGCAAAACAGGCATACAAGCTCGCTCAAAAAATCGCAGAGCGTGAGGGTGTAATTTTACCTAAACTATTTACCAAGACAGACGCTGGTAAGGTGTATGCACAGCCTAACGCAAGAATGCTCGACTATATGAAGCAGGGCTTGGATGCGGTTGTTCAAAAAGAATTTAATAAGAGCGGAGTCATGGGTACTAGCGCAAAAGGCTTCCGTGACAAATTCCGCGACCACTTGGACGACATAATCCCAGATTACAAAAAAGCCCGATCAGAATATGCTGGTGCATCTGCGGCGATGGAAGCTGTCGAGAATGGGCGTAAGTTCATGCTGAGCTTGGATGCCGAAAAAAGCGCTATGGCTGGGTTTGGCAAAGCTGACATTGCCAAAATGGGGGCGCATGAACTTGAGGCTTTCCGTTCGGGTGCTGCTTCGGTATTAGTCAAGAAGATCAAAGGCAAGCCGCCATACGCTGACGTTACAAATATATTTAATTCGAGAGCCGCTAAAGAAGCAATGGACGATCTCCTTGGGAAGGCTGGCGCACGTGAGTTCCGTAAAACAGTAAAGAGTGAAGCCGCAAAAGCCAAAACATTTGCTGAACTTAGTGGGTCACAAACATCACAACGACAGAGTGCTGGTAATAGTTTGCTCAACTATGCGTCTGATGTTGTCGCTGGTGCAGACCCGACGACTATGCTTCTTCGTGGCGCTTTAAATAAAATGGCACCACAGCCAGAAGATGTTTCACAAATTGTTGCTAAACTGTTAGCTTCCCCGAAAGCGGCAGATAAAGCACAAGCATTTCAAATAATGAAAGGTGGAAACATTATGCGACCATTAAGCTATGGTGGTGGAATGTTCCAAGGCGGCACAAGCGGCGTTGGTGGATACCTTGGCGGCGCATATGGAGCACAAGAATAATGGCTGAAATAAATGATCTTAATGTTGTAGACGCTTCAAACACGGCGAGGTTCCCAGAAAACCAGCTACCGTCAACGGTCAACAACGGTGCGAGAGCGCTTGAAGGTATCATTGCCCGTTGGGATAAAGACACGAATGCGTCTATCACCCCCGGCGGCACTGCTGATGTCATCACTGTTGCGGCGAACCAAACTCTGTCAGCATATTATGACGGACTTGTCATCGCATTTGAAGCTTCTGGAACGAATACAGGGTCAGTGACGATCAACGTCGATAGCCTTGGCGCTAAGATATTGAAGAAGTCAGTTTCCACAAATATGGCGGCTGGTGATATTATCTCAGGCCAAAAGGTCATCGCCATTTATGACGGAACGAACTTTCAGATAGTGTCGGCTTTCACTGACGTTACGACGAGCGCACTCGCAGAGGAATGGGCTTCAAAAACAGATGGTGTCGTAGCAAGTTCTGAGTACAGCGCCAAGGCGTATGCTATCGGCGGCACAGGTGTCACAGATACGGCTGGAAAAGGCGCTGCAAAAGAATGGGCGACTGCCGCAGAAGATGACACGGTTGATGGGACTGAGTACAGCGCCAAGCATTATGCTGCAAAAGCTGCGGCAGACGTAGTTCTAACGAATGCTGATGTTGTAAGCACTAACGCAGACGTAGTATCAACCAATGCTGATGTTGCAAGTGCGGCAGCGAGTGCAGCGGCGGCAGGGGTTAGCGCTGGGGTATTCGGTGTGAAGGGTGCAGACCTTGCATCCGCAGACCCTCTCGTAGTCGGGACGGACGGAAACTATTTTGATGTCACCGGGACCACGACAATCGCAACGCATACTGTTGCGGCTGACCGACATTACTACACGCAGTTTGATGGCATCCTGACGCTGACGCACCATGCCACGACACAAGACCTACCCGGCGGGGCAGATATTACAACGGCGGCGGGTGACGTTGCTGAGTGGCAATCCACAGGCGCTAACACGGTTCAATGCACTTGCTACACAAAGGCAGACGGAACGGCTGTTGTCGGGTCTGGCGTGACCGCATCATCGACAGACACGTTTACGAATAAAACTTTCGATGCCAACGGCACTGGCAACTCAATCGCCAATATAGAAGTTGCTGACTTTGCCAATGGCACAGACGGTGAATTGATTACATGGGACGCTACTGGCGCACCTGCTGTTGTCGCAGTTGGAACGGCAGCGCAAGTCTTAACGTCGAACGGCGCAGGTGCAGCCCCAACATTCCAAGACGCGGGTGGAGGTGGGCGCGTTCTTTTGTCATCTGCAAGCCCATCGGCATCGTCATTAATTACATTTGACGGCTTATTCGATGACGCTACATACCCTCTTATTGAATTTATTTTTTATGATTTTGATGCAGCCGCGTCTGACGTGGAGATGCAATTTGAAGTAAAAATTGGCGGCGCTTGGATAACTGCAAATTATTCTTGGACGATTAACGGCGGGTATGCTGCTTCTACTACCAGTGCTTATGGATCAACGAGCGATGCAACAGGGGTATGCGGGATAGCGCGTAACAACAATTGCGCTAGTCGGCACCTGCTCGCACTTCCTGAGTCAACAACCGGGTATAAAACTATATTCTCGCAGGGTTTCTGGGATGACACTAACCTTTACCAATACACAGGATTTTCCAGATACCATGGAGGCACAGGCGCTTGGCAGGGCATACGGTTCCAGCCTAGCACTTCAACTTTCACAGGTGAAATTAAAATGTATGGATATGCAGGATGACCAGAACACAATTAATTTGTACGCCATCTGGAGTTGAAGAGGCTCCACTTTCCCCAGAAAAAACAATAGAAGCGGAAGCCCGTGACGCGCAAGCATTGGCGAATGCTACTACCAAGGCCGCACTTGAGGAGATCGCACGACTTGAGGCATCCATCCCTGACCGTTGGGTGCGAGATGCAGCTTTAGGTGATGCGTATGCAATCGGTAAACTTCAAGAAGTCGAAGTGCTGCTTAACATTGAACGGGCTAAACTCTAATGCCAGACGAGGTTCAATAAATGGACTTAACGCCCATCGTCGACGCCATACTCTCAGAAGCGGGAGCCATGACAGGCTTGCTTCTGGTGCTTCTGTATTGGTGCAAAAAAGAGAACAAGAATATCACCGACGATATTGCTAAGACGTTGGAACGCATCGCAACAATACTGGAAGTACGGAGCGACAAATGAATGACGCTCGCAGCCCGTCCTTGGTGAATAAAGTTAAGCGTAAATTCTACGAGTGGACGCACCTTGAAAACAAGAACCGCATTAGGAGTGCAAAAGAACGTATAGAACGAGCGTGTCGAGATATTGAAGCCGACGCACATAAGCTAAGGGTTGATTGATTATGCTTGAATTTCTCCATGTTAATGTTGCGGTAGGTATCCAGAACGCTCTTTGGGCTGGCTTCGGCTGGTCGGTGGTGGCTTTATTCGGCGCTTACCTATGGCGCACACGCGGCGAAGGTCTGACGACTGCGAAAGAGCTTGCATGGGGTATCGCGCTGGTTAGCGGCGCGTCTGCATTGCACCGTACTTATTGGTGGTTCTGGCGGCTGGCTAAATCCCATGGTGACAAGACTTCTGCTGATTGGTTTGTATATAATGCTGACTGGCTATGGCTTTGTGTTATCTCAATTCTAATCGGTTACGGCTTCCACCTACGCTCTCGCCTTAGAACATTATTCGGGCAACTCTGGTGGGTTCCGGTATCTGCTTGGGCTTTGTTCTTAGTGTGGATTACGCTCTTCACATATGGTGATATGTGATGACCCCCTTCATAGCCTTCATCATCGTTGTGTGGATGCAGGCTAATCCATCAGCACCTCATGACCGTAGCGCAGTTATTTGGCGTAACACCTTCCCAGATCAGCAAATCTGTGAAATAGTATTGTCTGAAAAGATAAAAGAAGCACGAAAAACCTATGACGGGATAAAGACCGTGACCATTGTTGGAGCTTGTGAATCTAAAGGAGATTGAAATGCGTATCCTTCTTGGACTTGTTTTGCTGTCAGTGTTGTTCCCAATTTCAGCCCATGCGTCTGAATGCGACGGGGATCAAAATAGAGTATTCACGACATGGCGGGCAGAAGTTATACAACGCAACAAAGCTAATCTCTTAGAGCGCATAATGGACAGCACAGACGTACAAGAGTTTGTCGCTGCTTACAACGAATCCCCCCCAAAATCTGATAAAACTGCGGCATTGATCGCGGTTTATTATATGCCACCAACGCCTATGATGTTGGTAGTCTGGGTTAATGGTGAAGGCTGCGTAGATAATACAGAGCAGATTCCAACTAAGGTCATGGAAAAGCTACTTAAAGGCCAGCCATTCTATCCCAAAGATGTAAAGCCCTCTTAATAACATAAGGCGCATTATATGCCCTACAAACTTGATCCAAACCTTGAGCAGTTTGCCACGGATACCCAATGGGAAAAACACATTGCTCTTGAAAAGTACGGGAGCCATCGGGCGACTTGCAAAGCGTTGGGGATTAGTCGCGGCACATTGAGTTGCGCATTGGCTGCGGTTAAGAAAAAAGCCGCAATTCAAGGCTATGCCCCTGAGTTTGGCTGGCAGCATCCAGTCCCTAACGGATTTATGATAAAGGGAACGAGCACACTCAGGGACGCTCAGACGGGCGAGGCTAGGCTAGTCTGGGAAAAGACCACCAGAGACGCCGAAGAGCAAGAGATGGCTATCAGGGCGGCTATACAGGCAATGTCAGAGGACATCCCCCGCGCATTGCCAATCAAAGCACCACAACAGACAACAGACGATTTATTGAACCTCTATGTTATCACGGATTATCACCACGGCATGAGGGCTTGGAGCCGCGAGACAAAGCAAGACGATTGGGATTTAGATATCAGTGAGGATTTGTTGGTTAAGGCATTCGGCACAATGATGAGCATGGCACCAGATAGTAAAGTCGGTTTCATCTGCCAGCTTGGTGACTTTCTTCACACAGATTTTCCGGCGTTCGTATCTCAGACGCAATCAGGGCATATCCTCGACTCAGACGGACGCGCCGAAAAGGTCATCGAAACAGCTATAAAAATACTGCGCCAGATCGTAGACATGGCATTAACAAAGCATGAAGAAGTCGTTGTGCTGATGGCAGAGGGAAACCACGATTTGGTGGGGTCGGTTTGGCTCCGGTCACTGTTCGCTGCTCTGTATGAGAACGAGCCTCGCATAACCGTCGAGAAATCACCTTTGCCATATTACGAATACCGTCACGGAAAGACTGCGTTGTTCTTTCACCATGGACACTTAAAGAAGTTGCCATCAATGCCGGGTGTTTTCGCAGCGCAATTCCCTGAGACTTGGGGCGGCACGAAATACCGTTACGCACACACAGGCCATTACCACCATAAGATTAAGATGGAAGAAAAAGAGGATATGGGCTGTACCGTAACGCAACACAGGACGCTTACGGCAAAAGACAGTTACAGCGCTCGCGGTGGGTATTTCTCAGAGCGAAAAGCAGAATGCGTTACATATCACAAGGACTATGGTATTGTCTCAACAGTCAACGTGACCCCAGAAATGTGTGAGTGATGCTCTATGAATCGTACAAAGATGTTCCAAGCGAGACTTGGCCCTGTGAGTTCTTTTCGCCGTTCGAGATTGCGTGTAAAGCCACTGGCGAAATCCTCGTCAACGTTCAGGCATTACAGGCGCTTGATAAATTCCGTAAAGAGATCGGTGTTCCGTTTTCCCCGAATAGTGCTTACAGGTCTGCATATCACAATGCGCGTGTGGGCGGCGCACCTTTCAGCCAACATCGCCTTGGCTCGGCTTTCGATATACCATTGGCGATTGGAACGAAAAAAGAAATCATTAGAGTGGCTAAAGTGGTGGGATTTAAAGGGCTTGGTATAAATTACAACACCTTTGTCCATATCGACATGGGCAGGGCGAGGACTTGGTGATGGAATCAGTATTAGAATTAATCGGCCCTGCGTTATTCGGCGCTGGCACAGGCGGCATCGGATTGATATTCGGCGGCATATCTAAAGCGTTTTCATGGTGGGCTGAGAAAGAAGAAAAAGCCGCAGACCATCAACGCGTCATGGAACTGACAAAACTTAACGCAGGTATCCGCGATAAGGAGTTTGAGAATGAACGCGAGATTGAACAAGACAGAACCGCATCCGATTTGCGTAATGCGTCCTATGCTCACGACAGCAACACGGGGAAAGCGTCCCTGTGGGTTGTTAACATACTTCGTTTGGTTCGCCCTGCTCTCACTTTGGGGCTTATTGTTCTACTTGGAATAATCTATTTCTTTGCTGCTGACGTAAGCAAGATGGAGATCGAAGCCGCTGTGATTTACATGGCAGTTTCGTCAGTGACTTGGTGGTTTGGGGATAGAATGACGCAGGGAAAGAAATGAGCAAAGTAATAGACTTCCCCAATCAATCAATAGAGATTTCACCAGACAAGGTTCTTGAAGGTGCGATAGGAACTAATTTTGAATCGATTATGATTATAGGATGGGAAGCTGACGGAAGAATGTACACTTCAACATCTAACTCAAATACCCTTGAAGACATAGCTACGTTGGATATTGCAAGGTCACTATTAATAACAAATATGTTTGGAGATGGAGAATGATCTACATTATTGCACTGCTATTCGGCGCTTGGCGCTTAACTGATGGCGGTTTCCATCGTCACCCTATCTCAAATGTCATTGGTTGGCTGCTGCCTGTCGGTATCTCACTAACGCTCACAGACAATTATATCTTAGCGGTGATTATTGGTGCGCTTTATGGGCGACAACTGACGCAAGGGTATGAGGATTGGAATAGTTACCCTGATATGGCTATCCGTTCTTGGTATGGTATGGCCGCTGCGTCGGTTATGTTCGGCGCTAGTCTGTTCGGATTTGCCGAAATTGACCCGCTGAGTGGCCTTCTTTCCATGGGGTTAGTGCTTGCAGCTAACGTGGCCCAACCGCTTATCAGACGGTCTATAAACGGTCACGCCAGTAATCGCACTGCGGAAGCATATGAAGGCAGTCTTACTGGCGCGTCACTGGTCTTGCTGTTTTAACCCTCGTTTCAGTTTACCAGATGTTTCCGGTCGAACACTGCGCGACAACGGCGCAAACGCCTACGACCATCACTGCAACTGCCCAATCACTAAGCCAGTTCATTGCCCTCTCCTTTCGATGCCCGATTGTCGGACGTATCCCCATGAGCCACATCCATAATCATTGCTACCGTTGCGCCACCTAATTGCACCGACAGCGCAGCCACAAGAAGCCCTATTGCTTGCTGGTGATTATCAACTTGCCGCTCAAGTCGGCGTATCTTTTCCTTGTCACTCATCGTTCATCTCCATCCAGCTTGTTGAGTGCTTCGCAGATTACAGTAAATAACTCAGTAGGTATGACTACATCTTCACTTACACCAATCCGACCGTCATCATCATCAAACAAGCAAGCCTGTTTAACTGTTTCTAATAGCGCAGCGAGTTCGTCGCGTTGTTTCTCTAACATCAAGCACCGTTTATGCCATGCGTTCTTCGCTTCCTCTTGCTCTTGCCACTCAACTCTGTATTCTTCGACTTCCCTGTGTGCTTGGGTTAAGGCCGCACCGCCGATCATTTCATTCATCTGCTCACACAAGTCAGGGTTATCGGTTAACGTCTGCATCGCCGCACTAACATCTAAAACGATAGGCTCTCTTTTATTGGTCATCGTTCATCTCCTTTCAGCTTGACGAGACTTCTTTTGATCTGGGTGCAGCCCCGTTGGGCATGTGAACGAGTGGTGGTTTTCATCACCAGCACCACAGTGAGGGCATTCATCTCCCTTCAGCTTGGCGAGTGTTGTATCTAATTTTGCCACTTGTATGGACAACTCAACACAATGAATATCGTCACGGTCTTCAGGTGCGTACTTTCCGCTAGTTTCTGGATCGCCTTCCGGGGCGGTTTCAAACCATGCTATAAATTCCCGCAAAGCCGCAGCAAGTTCGTCGCGTTGACTACGCATGGTGTCAGCCTCTATCGAAGCGTCGATGTAATCTTGCTCGGTGTCTTTTAACTTAACCTCAAGCCGTTCAATCTCGGCTTCATACTTAGCCAACCATTCAGATGCTCTAAGCATATCTTGCGAAGCTAAGTCAGATGGTACGCTATCAAGATCAACCCATTGCTGCGCTCGCTTGGCGAACATCGTGGATATTTCACTCATCGCAAAGCCTCCTGCATTTCAGGTGACAGGCTGTTGATTGCGGCAGAGGCGTGTTTTTCGGTGTCGAACCATACAATGTCGCCTACTGGTTCTATGCTGGTCCAATCTAAAATTGTCCACTTTTTCGTGTTGTGGCTCCATACAGCATGATAATTATCCTCACCACATTCAAACTCCTTCGCACCCTCACAACCTCTCATAGCTTGTAGCGCTTTACGTTTGAGTAGTGATTGCTCTGCGGCATCTCTGGTGGCGAATACATCACCGTTACCTAGACAACGGAGGTCGTCTTCATATCCATCCCACTCCACAGCTTCGACAAAGCCGTACATTATGACGTAGCACAAAGTCTCAACCTCAGGCGCAGTCACAAACCGGCCTTGCACGATCTTTGGTCGCTTGAGGGCGGCTAACTGCTTTTTGTATCTCTCCAATTCTGACGTGTGTTGTTCAACGCGGTATTGATGTCTTCTGATTATTTCTTCGAGTTCATCTTTATCCATTGTTTCATCCTTTCCTGTGCCTTTGCACTCAGGGCATTTGCCCGGACGCTTGACCCCCCAAATGGTGAAGGTGAAGTCTACTTCTCCAGTTCCTTTACAGCGTTTGCAGGTCATACCTTCATTCCTCTTGATAGCGCCACGAACGGGCTTTCCTGTACTGATGTATCCAGCCGCTCAAGGTCACGAATAATATCTGTGAGGTAGCGGATATACTCGGCTTGCGCTTGTATCAATTTCTCTTGCGGTGTCATAACTCTGACCCTTCAAACCGCTCCCACGCCCGGTCTATCTCCGACTGCGTGTACTTAGTTTGACTGTACTTACTGTTGAGCATGAGCCGTGACCATTCATCGGTACACGCTTCTAATGTTGCCCTGTCCCATTTCTTGCCTTGGTAACACTTAGGCCACCCACTATTGCTCTCCTGCGCTCTGTTGCTGGCTATCTCAGCAAGTTCCCGCAACCTTTTTTCGGACAATGTGCAAGCGCCACTTCCATTCCACTTTGCCATTATTTCTCTCCCGGTGCGCAGTATTGAAACCCGCACTCTTGGTATTCGACCATACGGTCATTGACAGACATAAACACCAGCAACCACAAAAGTATGAACAGTGGCACAAGTAGGATGCCGAAAAGAAAATTACTCATAGTCCAAACCCTCCAAAGCTGTAATGGCAAAGCTGGCTTTAACCCCGTGGCATTGCAGCCAATCAAACGCGTCAGAATAGGTCATCAGACCTGTTGCCACGTTCTCTCGGATGATTTCAAAGTATGTCATTTTATATCTCCTGTTGTTGATACCCGAAAACCCCAGCCACCTTTCGGCTCTGGGGAGGGGGGATTGGTGTGTTCCCGATATGATTTAGGTCTTCATGATATTTATCCTTTATCCTAGCGTAGTTCGTATCTGATACCGCTTAACCCCGGCCACCTATTGCTAGGCCCGGGGGCGGGGTCACTGACTGACCAGCTTAGTGGGGATGCGATCCCCTGCGTTAATTATTTGAGCAAAATTCTATTGCTGCGCTTAACTCATCCAGCCATTCTTTGTAGCTCAAGTGGGTAAATGCGTTCACGTAAACGCTTTCGGGAAAGCATTCATTGTGCGCCCACCGGAAATATCCGCTTTCCTTAATCAGTTCTAGGCCGTGTGGCGCGGCTGCATTATTTATTTGGGCTAGGCTGGTCATTGGTGTGTTCCCTTTTGTTGGTTGTGTTAGGCAGCGAATATCTTTTTCGCTACAGCGCTGCGGCGTTGGTTTTCTGCCCCAGCGTAATAGTCGAGGCTGTTTAGGAAAGCATCAGAAGCAATCGACAATCCAGTCTTTGCAACGAGGCGCTTGTAACGTTCAACAGCGGCTGTTGGATTGTCGAGCATTGATCGCCCGTTGGTCAAATCCAGCATATCGCTGTGAAGGTGTACTAGGGCCGCTGCATCTGTTTTTGAAATCATGTTGTCCATTTGTTTTCTCCGTTTGCGTTGTTGATGATTAGATATTACCTAACCCTGCAAACATTGTAAACACTTAATTGCACAAAAAAGAAAATAATTATTCCCAGTCAGGAAGCGGCAGCACAATCGCGTACTCAGCGGCGAACCGTTCAATGTGATTCAAATACTCTGACATCTCTTTAACCTTGAGTGGCTTAGTGGAATATACTTCGGCTGGCCCGTCTAAAGTGTTGACTGTGACTGGCGTTAGGAACTTACGCATGAATGTTTCGTGCATTTCGTCTTTGGTGTAGCCAAGTTCGTTCCCTATGATGGTGAGCCACTTCCACATCAAGGCGTTTTGCTCAAGACTGCGGTTCTTCTTATATGGCTTGATTGACACGTCCCAGACTGTCTTAATATTAAGCGCTGCTATCCTGTCGATGGCGTGAAGGCGCTGGCGTTCTTCTCTGATGATGATTCTCTGTGTCATTCTAATTCTCCCTTGAATGGTGATTTGTTGAAAAGTTCCAGCGCAACATCGAGTCCGTTAACCCCGCGAGATTCCAAAAACCCAATCTCTGCTTCTGGACCGTGAACGCCTCGTGCTAGATCGTGGCTGTCCCGGCATATTGGAATGACATACTTATCATCTCTGCGCCCAATCTTGTCTGCTGGCTTGTAGTGGATCAGATGATGAACTGCGATGTTGTTTCGCCCACATACGCAGCAAGGGTGCTGTGCAACCCAAGCCATATGACGTTTGCTTTTGCGTTCCTTGCGCTTAATCCTGTTGTGTTTGGTTTTCTTGGGTAACATTTCCCTGCCTTCGTTGAAAAGATGCCGGGGATATTATCCCGTCCCCGGCAGCGGGCGGGTTAGGGTTCAACGTGGGGGAGAGGCCCACTGACGGGCTTTCGCTTCGTCAACCCATGCCAATTCTGTTACATCAAAAAGGCACCATATCGTCTAGATCGTCATTGCCCTGCGGCTCCTTGTCCTTCTGGCTACCCTCAATAGGCCCACCATTAGCACCATCCAGCATAGTCAGTACACCAGAGAAGCGCTGCAAGACAACCTCAGTCGTGTATTTCTCAACACCATCATTGCCTGTCCACTTACGGGTTTGTAGTGAGCCTTCAAGATATAGCTTTGAGCCTTTCTTGATGTACTTCTCAACGATATCAGCAAGACGTTCATCAAAGACGACAACACGATGCCATTCTGTCTTTTCCTTGCGTTCGCCCGTTTGCTTGTCCTTCCATGTCTCAGACGTTGCGATGGATAGATTAGCGATCTTGCCACCTGACTGCGTGAACCGGATTTCTGGGTCGCGCCCAACATTACCGACGAGAATTACTTTATTTACTGAACCACTCATTTTTCAATTTCCTTGTTTTCACATTTCAACCAAGACAAAGCAAAGTCTCTCATTTCCAAAACAGAGTCTAAAGCCTTGTCCATTGTCTCTTGATATTTGTCGTCTGGGTATTGCCTAACAATATGCTGCGGGCAATTTGGCGCATGGAATACTAAGTCGCACCATTTCCTTTTTGCAATCATCATTTGACCCTGAGTTTGAGGTATATACTTAGGGTCAAATTCGTTCTTTAACAGGTATTTTATAGCCTCAGAAACGTGGTTCACGTCTTTCAAGCACTTCACCTCAACCATGCCATCGTCACCAACTAGCCCATCGGGAGAGCATCCCCTGCCTTTCTCATCAGTTATAAAACCGACCCGCTGGACAAGAACATCATTTGTAAACTCATATCCAGCGATGGCCGCGTCCTCATGCTCTTTGCCATGTTCTGTATATTCATTCCCTTCGAAGTCATTCATAGACTCACCTCTGAACAACTCAAGCGCCAGCTTTGAAGCATACGATACGCCTTGCGTTGAAAGTTCCCCTTTTTTTGGGGTTATAACTTTCCCAAAGTCTGATGCTGTCGGAACGCCCAGCCGCAATTCAAACCAAGCGTCAGTCCCTTGCTCAACATCGTGGACAATCATTATTCAGTACCGCCAACATCTTGCTTCTTCTCAAGCGCGTCTTTTGCTTGAGCGTATTTCGATTGAGGCAATTCGGAGACCGTCGAGACTCCGAAGTATTTCATAAAAGCCTCGGCGTTTGCCCCCTTGCGCTCAATCAAGTCGTTGATGATTTTAGCGTTCTCAGGTGAGATTAACTTCTCAGGCTGCGGCTTGTCTTTGGTCAAGCTCTGAGCGTCGTCATCTGCTGGCGCGATTCCGACCATGCCGCATAAACCGTACCGACGAGCATACGTCTGCCCCGAACCGAATGCTTGGGCTGGGTTCTTGGCTTCTTTCCATCCGACGATAGGAACACCAAAGTCCTGCATCGTTTCCCCGCTTGTGTGGGTCAGGATGGTGCGGATAACAAACAGGTCGCCTTCCAGCATAGTCGGCTGGCTGATGTGGATGCCATGCCTGTTGAGAGCGTCACTGCAAGCGTTGAAGCATTCTTTCAGGTCAGCGTATTTACTGTTGAAGAATGGGTTATTGGTGTTCTTTCGCGCAACGCCTATCTCAGATTGAGCGGCGCAAAATGCTTCGTTGATGTTCATCTTTTTCATGTCAGTCATTCGTCGTCCTCCATTTCAAGTTGATCTTCATAACCGGGACAGAACCCAGCTACACTCGGGCCAGTACCTTCAAGCAATCGGCACTCGTCTTCATACCCCCGCCACTCGCAAGATTGGCAGATTTCATTTGTTTCATGGACTGCTGAAACAATGTCCCAGCGCTGCGGCTTTGCTTTGCGGTCGAGGATATTTTTAATTGATGCGTTCATTTTGTTTCTCCTTCGTTGAAAGGGTGCCGGGACCGAAGCCCCGGCTTGTTGATTAGAATTGCGCGTCGATGTGGGCTAGTACTTCGCTGCGCTTTGTGAATGATACGCCATTGTGATAGCCACCTATTGAATAATGACCGTGGTAGCCTTGGCCAACGCTATCTGATTTACGGAATGTTACGCCACGGTATGTGAACTCGTTGTCGATGAGTTCGCCGTCGTCGTAGCGAGCTTTCTGTACTGGGTGCTTAACTGCCATCTCAGCTTCAATCGCATCAAACATGTTTGCCCATGCTTCTGTCTGCATTGCGGCTGGAACTTCTGGGCTGTTGATTTCGTTGTTCATGTGAGTAACTCCGTTTGCGTTGTTGATGATTAGATATTACTTGATCGTTCAAACTTAATCAACACCTAATTTGCATTATTTTGAAATAAATTGCGGGGGGAAGTGAGGGGGCCGAAGCCCCCGGTTTGTTAATAATTTATTCCACACACGTATAGGACTGCGCCGATTTTGGCTTCTGTCGCATTCGCGCTATAGCTTGAACTGATGTACATACCATCATTGTAGACATTGTATTCGCCTTGGCTGTCTTTTTCTGCTGTTAGCTTCCCGATATATTGGTCATGTTCTTTTGCTATTTTTTTTGCTTCTGCGAGTGTCATTTGTTTGTTCCTTGTTGCGTTGTTTTGATGATTAGAGTTTATACTATCCGGTAACTTATACAAGCACTAATTTGCATTATTTTATAATTATTTATGTTTACACCTAATTACTTTTAACGTATACGGTAAATATCTTTAATCAAAGGAAATGAAAATGCACAAACATAATGAACTACTCAACCGACTCGGACGAACTCGCGATATTGCTAAGGCCATCGGCATCGCAGAGCCGCATATCAGCAAGTGGCGAAGAGGCGGCATCCCAAACCGCTATGTCCCTGCAATCGTCAAACTGGCTCGCTCACAGGGCGTTGAGCCAACGTTGCAGGACTTCTTCAATGTCTAAGCTGACAGAGAACCAAATACAGCGCAGCATCGCAAAGTACCTCGACGTGGTGTTGCCTGTCGATGCGTTCTGGACAGCGATTAACCCAATCCCCGGCAAGAGCATCGTCGCAGCCGCCAACTCAATGGCAATGGGGATGAAGGCAGGAGTGCCAGACATTCTGATATTACACAAAGGCAAGACAATATGGATCGAGGTAAAGAAAGAAGGTGGCTACTTATCCAAAGTGCAGAAGTCGCTGCATATGGATATCGACGCGGCTGGCGGTGCAGTTTACACCGCACGATCTATCGACGACATAATTGAAATTCTTACTGATGAAGGGATAATTAAATGTATCTTACAGCCAAGCGAATAGCAATTATCGAACACGCTGACGCAGTGAAACTCTACGCAAAATCAACTCCGGGATACAAGCGAGGGCATGAGCGAGCAGTCAAACAGGCAATGACAAAGATGCTCAAGATGGAGGTTGGTCATGTGTAAAGTATGCCAAGGCTCCGGAGTTGTGATGATGCCAGCCCGCGTCATTACATACGCCATAGACGATGTAGACTTTACGATACCAGCGCATCTGGACTTATGCAGTTACTGCGTCACTAAACACGAGTTGGAATATCAAAAGGCTTTGCTTGAGCGCGAGCATAGTGTAGAGTGACCTAACGCTGTGAAAAGCGGAATAGATTGTCCGACCTACCTTTTCCATAGTTGGTCGGGAACCCTGAGCTTTATCGCTCGCCGGACTGTCGGGTAATTTTCACCCCGGCCAACTTTGAAAGGGGTAGGATAATATGCTTACTCAAAATGAACTAAAAGAAATCTTAGATTATGACCCATTAACGGGCATTTTCACTTGGCGTATTACAAAACCCCCTCAAGCTATTACTGGTGAAAAAGCAGGTCGGGTAGATAGCAAAGGATACATATCAATAAATTTTAACGGGGAATCATTTTTAGCTCACAGACTAGCTTGGCTTTTTATCCATGGTGAGTTTCCAGCCGATCACACTGACCATATAAACCACGATAGAGCAGACAATAGGATCGTGAATCTTCGTAGCGTAACATGCCGAGAAAATCAACAAAATGCGAAAATAAGGATGGACAATACTTCGGGCCACCTTGGTGTTTGTTGGCATAAAAAAACAAGTAAATGGCAATCAACAATCAGAGTGAACGGCGAACGTATACATCTAGGAATCTTTGACAACATCAATGACGCAGTTGAAGCTAGAGCCGTGGCTAATAAAAAATATGGGTTCCATCCAAACCACGGTGATGACCAATGAAAGGTTTATTCCTAGTCGGCAGGGAGATGTTTTGTCATCCTATCGTTGGTATTCACAATCCAAAACGGTTTGCTGCATGGTGCTGGCTCTTAGCAGAGGCACGTTGGAAGCCTTGGGACAAAGAAATATCAGGGAAGGTTGTAACGATACAGCGCGGACAATTAACAGTGTCTCTCAGGTTCATGGCTGATATTGTGGGTATGAGTGTTAAAGAGGTTCGGACGTTTCTCAACAAGTTACAAGATGCGTCAATGGTGGGCATAGACACGGGCACAGGACAAATGGTTATAACTATATGTAATTATGACACTTATCAGGATTTTGATAATTATAGGGCACAGGTAAAGGCACAGCAAGGGCACAGCAAGGGCACAGCAAGGGCACAAACTAGAACACCTGATGTAACACCGGATGTAACACCGGATGTAACTAACTATCCACCTCCGACTATCGTCGAAGATTCTGGTTTTAATGAATGGTATGATTCTTACCCTCGTAAGATTGGCAAGAAGGCAGCAGAAAAAGCATTCAACAGCGCCATCAAGTCTGGTGTCACAATCGAGCAATTAACCCAAGGTGTCACAGCCTACAATCAGGAGATCAAAGATGCAGGAACATCATCGCAATTCATTAAGCACCCTTCAACATGGCTCAACCAAGGATGCTATGACGACGACCACGCACAGATCGTCCATGACAACCCCGGGAGAGATAACAAAAAGCCTCGAAGCATCTTTGAAATCGGGGATGAGGTTGCAACCCGTTTGGGCTGGGAGTGACACGAACGATGTTGTGGGATTTGATATTGCTAATGTTGACCTGACGCATTTGGACGAGGCGGTAGCAGCTTGTGAGCCACTGCCCAAGAAGGCCATCGCAAGGCTGGTTCAGAAAATGATTTTAACTATGCCGATGCGAAACATGGACGACATGGATAAGGCTGCTATAATAGCAATCTACGTTGAGGACTTGGAAGAATACCCGGCAGATGTCGTTGAATACGTTCTGATGACAATACGCAGGTCGAGTAAGTTTTTCCCAACTTGGGCTGAGTTATATGAAAATTTGGAAGTATGGGGCAGACGAAGAATGATGCTTCGGGATGCAATCGAAAGGGCAGCACAATGAGCGATCCATACAAATTACCGGATGGGCCAGTCGCTATACAATTCAGCGGTGGTCGAACATCTGGGTATATGCTCAAGAAGATATTAGATCGGTATAATGGTGTGCTGCCTGACGATTGCCATGTCTTATTCCAAAACACTGGCAGAGAGATGCCGGAGACTTTGGACTTTGTGCAACGGTGCAGCGAAGAATGGAACGTCCCTATTGTGTGGCTTGAAAGGCTCGGGTGGCCTGAATGGGTGAAAAAATCCAATAAGACCTGCCGCGCTTCAAAGGCTATCGGTGCAAAAGCTATAGTACCAAGATATGTCGCAGCAAACTTGCAGGGTCCGGTTCTGGACTTCGGTGCTGGCAAGTTTGCTATGCACTCAAAGGTGCTATTAGATCAAGGTATATCAGCAACGCCTTATGAGATAGGGCGTAACATTGTCCCCGGCTTGCACGACATAAACGCACTGGATAGAAAATATCCTGTTGTCATGGCTTCTAATGTTCTTAACGTGATGCCAGACGAAAAAACATTACGGGAAACACTTATGCAAATTTCTTTAGCTTGCGGGGGTGTAGCAATATTTAATTTGCCAAAAGAGCCACGGTATGGTGCTTGGGATGGGAACGCTAAAGATATATCAAAGCTGATATCTATTGCATCTGAGTATTTTGGGAAGGTGGAGAAAATAGACAAACTTTTGTTTAAAGCCACTGGCGCAAACGTAGAAACCGCACCAGCAGCACCTACCCCATTCAAGGTTGTAGATTACAAAACCGCGTCACGCAGCGGCGAGCCATTTAGTGCGCTTATAGAGGAACGCAAATTTGCGCCAAACAGCATGGCAAGGTTCTGCACCTCTGACCTCAAAGTATTGCCAGCCAAGGAATATATGATCCGCAGCGGCTATACTGAGTGGGCCGCTGTCGTTGGGTTTCGTGCAGATGAAAATCGACGGGTTAACAATTTAAAGGATGATGACATTTGGGAAACATTTACACCATTGCACACGGCAGGAATTATTGAGCAAGATATAGGTGTGTGGTGGTCAGAGAACGATTTTGACTTAAATGTTCATTCATCCCTATCAAACTGTGACGGATGCTTCTTAAAGGGGGAAAAATCAAGGGCTTTCCTTGCTAAATATCATCCAGACAGGGCAAAGTGGTGGGCAGACATTGAATCAACCGGAAGGCATTTCAGAAACCCAGACAAGTCCATGACATGGGCAAAGTTAATCGCCCACGCCACAGCCCAATCTGATTGGGTGTTCGATGAAGAAAACGATACATACTGCGATACAGGCTTTGGCGGGTGCCATGATTAACAACAAACAAACAGAAAGGGCAGCGCAATGACACTAACAGCTTGCACAGCTTGCGGCGTATATCCTTGCCAATGCGTGGCTAGGAGGCAGAAAGAGTCAGAGTTGAAGGCAACAGATTTAATATATTTTCGCAGGGGCCAGCATTGCATCGAAGTTTGCATATCGAAAGATGGTGATTTGACTGTTGTTAAATGGTCAAAATCTATTGGTTTAAATAAATTAAAGGAATTGGCAGATTTATTATGAATAAAGGAAGATCAGAAACAACGATTTCAAAGGTCAAAACGCAATTTGGTACGTGCTATATTCAGATCGACACTGATATAAACGGCAAGCCAACAGGTGGTAATATATCAACGCACAGGAAAGAACCAGACAGCCAGATAAGCACTTTCGTTGAGGAATTGTCGGACGGGCTTCGCAGAGCGCTGGAGCAATGATTGACCGAAACAGTAAAGCAATCTATATTTAACTAGGGAGAATGAAAATGGAATTAGTAAACAGCACAGCAGCCGACGATAGGCTTAGAACAATCGTAGAGCGTATTGAACGGCTCAACGAAGAAGCAGACGCACTCAGGGCCGACATCAAAGAAGTATACTCAGAAGCAAATAGCGCTGGGTATTGCTCGAAAACCATCAAGCAGGTGATTAAAGAACGAGCAATGGATGCCAACGAGCGCTCAGAGCAGATCAGTATGTTCGACCTTTATTGGGAGCGTATTCATGGTGTATGATATGACAAACGATGATCACTTTAAGCTATTTAATGCAAGGATGATCGCGATGGAGAAAAAGCAAAGACAGGAACGTAGAAACATGGACAAACTATTAAAAGATGTAAAGTTTTTATCCTGTCAAGTCGACTACGGTGTAATATATAAAGGTTGGGGAGGATAGCGCCGTGATGGATGAATCAGACTTTGTTGACTATGACGACTTAACCGACCAAGAAAAAGTTGATGTGTTAATAGATCAATCTCAAGTTCTTTATGAATTTGCTGCACTGGTTGCCGACTTAGACAAAAAGTTCAACGTTGTTAAATATCTTCAAAGCCTAGACCGTGACGATGATATTGATCTCGTTGGGTTAGCTTACGAAGCGACAGAGTTCCATGACCGGGCAATAGAAGAAAACAAAGAGAGATTGCATTGATGGCAAAAGGTGTAAATAAAAAGCCACTAGGTCGCCCAACCAAGTACAGCGCAAAGATGGTTGAGGCTGCAAATGAGCTAGGGGACGAAGGCGAGAGCATGGCAGAAATTGCTGCTGCCTTGGGTATCTCCAAAGATACTTTGTACAATTGGATTGACCAGCACACAGCATTTTCGGACGCCATAAAGGGGGCTAACCTCCGAAGTCAAGTGTGGTGGGAGCGAGTTGGGAAGGTCCAAGCCACGGAAGGCACTGGAAACGCCAGTTCGTTTATCTTCCAAATGAAGAACAGGTTTCACAAAGATTACAGGGATAAGGTTGAGCAGGAGATCACAGGCAAGGACGGGGAACCTTTGGTCTTATGGCCTACAAAGTAGGGGAAGCATTCGACTTCTCCGCAGACCTTATCGTGCCGTCACGATATAAGGCGCTGTACGGCGGCAGAGGTAGCGCAAAGTCTCATTTCTTTGCAGAGTGCATGATAGCTAACGCAGGGGAGACAAAAGGCTTCCGTGGCGTGTGTATCCGTGAAGTCCAGAAGTCACTATCAGAAAGCGCGAAACTTCTCTTAGAAGATAAGATATCAGCCATGGGGATGTACGACCGTTTTGATATCCAGAAAGACCGCATTATCACTCCCGGCAGCGGCGTTATCATCTTTCAAGGCATGAACCAGCACAACAGCGAGTCCATAAAGTCGCTAGAAAATTTCCATGTTGCTTGGGCCGAAGAGGCTGCGACACTCTCAGAAATTTCACTCCGGTTGCTTAGACCGACGATGCGAGCGCCGGGTTCTGAGCTTTGGTTTAGCTGGAATCCACGCTTTGCAGCAGACCCGGTTGACAAGTTCTTTAGAGGTGAAAAGCCGCCAGAAGATGCAATCATTCGGAAAGTGAATTACGACGAGAACAACCTATTCCCCGAAACGCTGGAAAAGGAACGTCTGCACGATTACAAGCAAGAGCGTGATATGTACGCGCACGTCTGGCTTGGCGAATATATGCCGCAAGCTGTTGGTGCTATATTCAACATGGCAAACATCCATGAGAACCGCAGAGAAGAAGCGCCAATAATGAAGCGCATACTCGTCAGCGTTGACCCTGCCGTATCGAATAACGAAGGCTCAGACGAGCACGGTATAACGGTAGGCGGCGAAGGCGAAGATGGTCGAGGGTATCTGCTTGATGATGTGACGATGAAAGGTTCTCCTCGGCAATGGGCGGAACGCGCCATATCTGCCTATGATCGATATGAAGCTGATGCAATCGTTGTTGAGCGCAACCAAGGCGGCGACATGGTGACGAACACGCTCAAGTCGGTACGTCCAAGCGTAAAAGTCGTTGAAGTCACTGCAACGCGTGGAAAACACGTCAGGGCAGAGCCTATCAGTGCGCTATACCAAAATAACCAGATCAGCCACGTAGGGACATTCCCAGAACTTGAAATGCAGCTATGCCAGATGACTTCTGGTGGCTTTGAAGGTTCTGGCTCGCCTGACCGGGTTGATAGCGCGGTTTGGTTGTTCACTGAGCTATTCCCATCGTTGATAAGAAAGAAAACAAAGCGCACTCGTCCGGTTAAGCGAAGTGGATGGATGGGTTGAGATTTGCGCAGATGTGTGGTAATAATTCAAACCTTTCATAATTTTTTATAGGGTTCCCAATGGTTGATGAAGAAAAAACGCTTTCTGAGAAAGAGAGTGAAGAGATTCTTGAAGAAGCCCTAGAAAGGTTCGAGCAATCACAAGAGGCTTGGGAAGAAAACCAGCGCCGCTATGAGGACGATGTGAAGTTTGCCCGTATGGGTGAGCAATGGGACGACGACGACGCAGAGCGACGGAAGCAAGACGGACGGCCCATGATTACGATCAACCGCCTCCCGTCATTCATTCGCCAAGTGTCAAACGATGCGAGACAAAACAAGCCACAGATTAAAGTCCTCCCCCAAGACAACACATCAGACCCTAAGACAGCGGAAGTTATCAATGGCCTGATTAGAAATATCGAAGGCATTTCGAAAGCTGACCTTGCATACGACACGGCTATTGATTGCGCTGCATCTGGCGGCATGGGCTTCTTCCGCGTCGATGTTGATTACTGTTCAGAAGATACGTTTGACATGGAGATCAAGATTAACCGCATCTTGAATCCGTTGACGGTTTACCCTGACGCTTATTCAACTGCGGCTGATAGCTCAGACTGGAACTATTGCTTCTTGACTGAGATGATGCCGATTGACGAATTTAAGGTTGAATACCCTGACGCTGACCCTATCGACTTCAAAGAAGGTTCATACACTGACAAAGAGGCGTTGTGGTTCGAAGATAAGTCCGTTCGCATTGCCGAATATTGGACGCGCAATGATGAAGAATACAACATTCACCTATTAAACACTGGTGACGTATTAGACGACGAGCAGCTTGAAGAAGCTCAAGAAACGCTGGCCGCAATGGGGGTTGAGGTTATCAAAACCCGCAAGTCAACTAAGCACAAAGTCATGCGTTATATTATGAACGGCAAAGAAATCCTTGAGCATGATGAATGGGAAGGCGCATACATCCCTATCATCCCAGTTTACGGCGAGGAAGTTTACAGCGAAGGCGAACGGCATTTCTTTAGCTTAGTACACTTCGCCAAAGACTCGCAGCGTATGTATAACTACTGGCGTACAACGACGACAGAGCTTGTCGCGCTTGCACCTAAAGCACCTTGGATTGGACCGACAGGTTCATTCGACACTGACTTGCAGAATTGGCAAGTGGCGAACACTGAGACAATCCCGTTCCTTGAGTATGACGGCCCTGTTCCTCCACAGCGCCAGCCGTTCGCAGGTCCACCAGCCGGAGCATTGCAAGAGGCATTGAACGCTTCTGACGACATGAAAACGGTTATGGGCTTGCATGATGCGTCTATGGGCGCTCCCGGCAATGAGATAAGCGGTGTCGCTATCGGCAAGCGTGTCCGTGAAGGTGATACGTCAACGTTCCACTTTATCGACAACATGAGCCGCGCTATCCGACACGCAGGGGTCATCATCATTGACTTGATACCTCATGTTTACAACCAAGAGCGAGTGATTAGAATTATTGGTCAAGACGAGGCACCTCAGACAGTGCGAGTTAACGGTGCGCCTCAGACCAAAGAAGAAATGCTACCTGACCACTATCAGGACCAAATGGAAGCGATAGACAGCATCTATGATCTGCGTGTTGGCAAATATGACGTGACGGTCAAGGCTGGCCCATCGTACACCACACAGCGCGAGGAAAGCCGTGAGAGCATGATTGCGTTGCTCCAAGCGTTCCCACAAGCAGCGAGCGTCACAGGCGATCTATTAGTTGAAAGCATGGATTGGCCCAACGCTGACGCATTCGCCAAGCGCCTCAAGGCTATATTGCCACCGGGTGTTATAGACGAAGAACAAGACCCACAAGCGGCACGGCTGGCAGCGCAGGTCAAAGAGATGGACGCTGTGATCCAACAGCTAATGGCTGGCAAAGAGGCAAAGATGGCTGAGATTCAAGTGGACCGGGAGAAGCTAGGCATCGACTCTGCCAACGCTGAGACGAACCGCTTGAAGGCTGAGACTGATCGGCTCAAGGCAGAAGTTGACGCAGAGTATAAGCGCCAACAGTTGCAGCTTGAAGTCGCCAAAGCGTCTAAAGAAACGCCATTTGACGAGATGCCACGCATTCTAAAGCAGATGGAATTGAATCACGATCAAGCAAAGACAGAGATTGACTCAGCGCTTGAAGAACGCCGCATCACGATTGAAGAACAAAAGCTATTGCTTGAAGAACAAAAGCTCGCTCTTGAGCAATTCAAAGCAGAAGCCGACGCTTGTATGAAAGCATCCCAATCAACGGCCCCAAGCATGGAAGTCGAAGTTGAGCGAGAAGAACGTGAACCCGTCCAAGTGTTTAATGTCCAAAGCGGGTCAAAAAACATCGATATCCAGCGTGACGCTGACGGCAAGATCACGGGCGCAAAGGTCAATGAAGAATGAGCGATGACTTTATCCCGGTAGAAGGTACAGGGAAAAGCCTCAACACGAACAAAGTCACCACTGATGCTGGCGAAGTTCATAACGAGATTGTGGAGCAATATTCGTTTGAGAGTACGGGCAACACAACGCTTGAGCCATTAGACGCATCAGCCACGTTCACTGGCGAATGGGAACAGAACAACCAGTCAGAAGTTATGGTGTCGATGAAGACGGATGGCGCTGGGACGCTTTACTTCGATTTCTCTAACGATGGTGTCAACGCAGACAGCACGTTCCCAGTTCAAGGCTTTACCGTTGCGGCGAACATCCATGAGTTTCACACAGCCGTAAAAGGGCCGCGATACTTCCGACTTCGCTATGTCAACGACACAGATGCTCAAACATATATGCGTTTGCATTGCTACTACGGCACGTTCAGGGCATCGAACACACCCGGCAACCAGAGTATTGGCTTGGACAGTGACGGTGCAGCAACTCGCCCGACTAACTACCAAGATGAGGTGATTAGAGGGCTACGCAGTGGCGTCACAAGTTGGAACAAGTTTGGCTATCGTGAAACACTGACCGCTGGTACAGAGCAAGTCGTGTGGGCAGCATCACCTAATGACTTCACGATTATCACAACGGCATCGACTTTCACCATTGCATACAACAGCACGACTGATGGCCTCGGCACGACAGGCGCATTATCGTTAGTGATCTATTACTTAGATGCTGATGGCAATCAGGCCCTTGCAGTTCATACGCTCGGCAGTACAGGCAGTGACGTTACATCCTTCACTGGTCTAGGCATTAACAGAGCAGCGGTAAACACCAACGGTGGTCTAACATACAACGCCAATGACATTACAGTCACAGCGACAACAGGTGGTTCAGTTCAAGCCGTTATCCCTGCGCTTGGATCAGTGACGCAGCAGATGATATTCCACACAGGGTTTAACCAAACGGCATCAGCAGCTATGGTGTGGTTCAAGGCCATCACAAGCAACAAGTCGAAGACGATAGAACTAAAAGGCTATTCGTACAGTCGGTTAGTGGGTACTAGGTATGAGATTTACAGAGATAGCATTGATACATCTGTCACGCTTGAGAGTAGTTTGGTCGACCCGATTAGGTTCAGATTGAACGCACGAGATGTCCTGTACTTTACTGCGACTGCTGCATCTGGGGGGCAAGGTGATGTTGATGTCATCGGGCGAACCAGCCTTAACCTGTACGACAACAAGTAATGTTAGCGGCACTTTTATGCAACCAGCCGCGAACAGGTGGCGTTCCTAAAGGGTTCGATGAAGAAAAGGCGAATAGGTATCTTTCAACTCTTAGAGAAGAACATTTTGGCCGGGAGGCAGCAAAAGAAAGCGCCGGGGATATACAGGCCAAGAGCGTACAAAGTGAACAGGTTTACAAGATAAATAAGATCATGGTTCCATCCATAACGGCAGTGGATGGAGTAGCCGAAAGCGACGACGATCTGGCGTTGCTACTTATTCTTGCCGAATTGTGAGATTTTTGATATGGTTGACGAAGAATTGGGTAGCGTTGCAGTTGACACGTCCATACCTGACGCGGAAGAAGTCGATGATGACCAAACTTCTGCCGAAGATGAAGTCACTGGAGAGGACGATGAGTCCATTGATACGGAGCCGGAAGAAGAAGACGACGACGACTCCGAAAGCGACCAGACTGATGATGACGACGCTGATAGCGACGACGATTCAGAAGTCGCATCCGACACAGTAGAAGTCGAATATGACGGCAAAAAATATGCTGTTCCCGCTGAGATCAAAGATGCGATCATGCGAGATCAGGATTACACGCACAAGACACAAGCACTAGCTGAAAGTCGGAAAGCGTATGAAGCCGAGCAAGAGGACTTCAAGCAGTATGTCGAGGCATCGAGAGCTAATTCAGAGAAAATGGCAGAATTGTCTGCTATTGATAGGCAACTCAAAGACTATGAGTCTATCGACTGGAATAGCTACTACGATACTGATCTAGCGGGCGCGACCAAACTCCGTCACCAAATGGAGCAGTTAGGCCAAGCTAGGAACGCATTAATTCAAGATGTTCAGGTAGCGGAACAGCATCGAACGCAGTTGCACAACGAGAATATGGCAAAGACAGCCCAGCGCACTGACGAAGCTATGAAGTCTGAAATCCCGAATTGGGGCGATGAGCTTAAAACTGAGCTTGGCAAGTTTGCTGTTGATGTTATCGGGTTCGCACCAGAAGCAGTTTCGCGGGCGGTACGTCCACAAGAAATCAAAACGCTATACTATGCTCAAGTTGGGTTTAAAGCTATTCAAGCGGCGAAGGCAAAAAGCGCCAAGGCAAAGCAGCCGACAGAGGTTAAGCAGCCACCGAAAGCAGTTAAGCCAAGGCGACAGAAAGCCCCGTCAAACCTCTCCAAGATTTCCGACCCTGCCGCATACAGAGAGGCATACATGGCTCGGAAACGTAAACAAGGATAAGAGCAATGGCTAACACTAACCTAACGATTGACATGATTACCAACCAAGCGTTGATGGTCCTGCATCAAAAACTAAACTTCATTGGCACAGTTAACCGCCAGTATGATTCCAGCTTTGCAAAGTCAGGCGCTAAGATTGGCGATACGCTTCGCGTTCGTCTGCCGAATCAATACACGGTGCGTTCTGGTGCGACACTTTCAGCGCAAGACAGCACTGAGACAAGCGTTGCTTTGCCAGTCACAAGCCAAAAAGGTGTTGACGTTAACTTCACGTCCGAAGAATTGACACTGGACATCGATGATTTCTCAAACCGTATCATTGACCCTGCAATGTCTGTTCTTGCGTCAAACATCGAATACGACATGATGAACAGCGTCTACAAAGAGGTTTATAACTTCGTTGATAACGCAGGGTCGTCTATGACTTTCGCAAAGGCTCTTGAAGCTGGCAAGCGATTGACTGACAACCTGACACCATACGACTCACGTTGCCTCAACCTCGACACGCAATCAAACGTCGATATGGTTGACGCTCTCAAAGGTCTGTTCAACGCTCAAGACAAACTGTCTAGCAACTACAAGCAAGGTCGCTTGGCTGGTCCGTTCGCTGGCTTTGATGGCATCTATGAGAATACATTGTGGCCTTCCCATACTTCGGGAACAGACGATGCAACAGGTGACTACCTCGTAGACGGTGCTGACCAGACAGGCTCAAGCCTGACAGTTGACACTGGTGCAGGTACGTTTACTGCTGGTGACGTTATCACCATCACAGGCGTTAACCGCGTACACCCTGAGACAAAGGCTGACACAGGCCAGTTGCAACAGTTCGTTGTGACGGCTGCGACTGGCACTTCTGCGACGACTATTGCCATCTCCCCGGCAATCTCGATCACAGGCGGTTCTCAGAACGTAACGGCTGCTCCTGCTGACAACGCACCAGTGTTGAAACTTGGCGGCGCTGCTTCTTCTGTCTACTCAAACTCAATGGCATATCACAAAGACGCTTTTGCATTCGCAACGGCTGACTTGGTAATGCCAAAGGGCGTTGACATGGCTGCTCGTAAGCAACTCGACGGCATCTCACTTCGTATCGTTCGAGACTATGACATCAACAACGACAAATTCCCTTGTCGTATTGATGTTCTGTACGGTTATAAGTCTATCCGTCCTGAGTTGGCTTGTCGTATCGGCAACAACTAAGCAATGTTGCGGGGAGGGTTCACGCTCTCCCCGCACTTTCTTTCTGGAGAAATGTCATGGCTAAACGTTGCATGGTTTACCGTAAGAACGAGCAGGGCGTTATCAACTCAATGATTGCGTTCGTTGATGCTATCCCCGAAGGATGGACCCCTGACCTAGAAAAAGAACCAAAGGCAGTTGTCGCACCTATCGTTGAAGAACCAACAAAGATTCCACGTATCGCTGACAGAAAGCGTAAACCCAAAAGCAAGGTAAAGCGCAATGGCAATCGTTGATTATTCCAGTTTAAAAACCACACTTGCAGATTACCTCCATCGCTCAGACCTCTCAGATGTTGTCCTGTCCAATTTCGTGCAGTTTGCGGAGTCACGGCTGAATAGGAAGCTGAGACTGCTACAACAAGAGGCAACGGCGACTGTGACGGTGGCGCAAGGTGCTAACACGGCAACGCTTCCATCAGATTGGGTTGAGACTATCGATCTAATCCACAGTGACGACAAGAGCGCGTTAACGGCGCAATCTGTTAAGGCACTCAACAGCCAATCCAACACGTCAACGTCATTAAGCCGCCCACGCCTTTATGCGACGACAAACGGCTACAATCTTTTGTTCAATACCAACGCAGACCAAGAATATTCATTATCGCTCAATTATTTTAAGAGATGGGATATTGAAACAGACCTGACAAACTGGCTTATCTTGAACGCGCCTGACGCATACCTTTACGGTGCGCTATTGGAAGCAAAAGCATACATCAAGAAGGCCGAAGATATCAGCTTATGGTCATCTGGCCTCACTACTGCGATGGACGATCTAAACCGCAACGACAACAGATCACGCAGAAACGCCACGTCGAGAGTTGATAGTGCATTAGTCAAAACAGGCAGATTCGACATAAACAGGGGTTACTAATATGCTTCCTTTTGGCTCATGGGAACCTGACAAAGCAGACTATCAGAACCCCGGCTCAACGATTGCTAAGAACGTATTGTCAACAACTGGCACGTCTTATGGGCCAATGCCTAAGTTGTCGTCAGTTGTCGATGCGCTCCCCAACAGACCGCAGGGCGCTAATGCCTTCCGCGAATCGGATGGCACGTTCTCAACGTTCGCTGGCGATATAAACGACCTATATATTCTCACATCGACAACGTGGGACGAGATATCGAAAAGCACTGGCGCTTATACGACTGCGGATGAAGATGCTTGGGAGTTTGTAGCTTACGGTGACAATGTAATAGCTTGTAACGGCCCAACAGACCAAATTCAGAGCTATGTCATGGGAACAAGCACTGTATTCGCTGACCTTGCTGCGGCGGCACCAAGAGCAAAACATATTTCAGTCATTAACAACTTCGTTATGGTCGGTAACACTTGGGACAGCACAGACGGGAACGTTCCAAACCGCGTCTGGTGGTGTGCTATCGATGACCCGACAACATGGCCTTCCATTGGTTCAAGCGCTGCTGCTCAAGTGCAGTCAGACAGACAGGATTTGCCAACAGGCGGAAAAGTGCAGCATATTACGGGTGCTGTTGGTGGTGCTGACGGCGCTATCTTCATGGACAAGTCGATCTATCGTGTTAGCTATGAAGGTGCGCCACTCGTATTCAGCTTCACAGAGATCGAACGTGGACGCGGTGCTTTCATTCCTAGATCGGTTGTCAATGTCGGCCCATTTGCAGCGTACATAGGAGAAGATGGATTCTTCTTATTTGACGGCACACAGTCCATTCCGATTGGAGCGCAAAAGGTTGATGAGTATTTCTTTAATGACCTCGACTTTAATTACATTGATAGAGTTACTGCGGCTGCTGATCCCGTAAACAAGCAGGTATATTGGTCTTACCCGTCTTCTCCTTCTTCGGACGGAACGCCTGATACATTGATCGTTTACAACTGGGAAACGCAGCGCTGGACATTCGGCAAACAAAGCAGCTTTTCCCTGTTCTCAAACATCACGCAATCTTACACGCTCGACCAGCTAGACACATTCGGCAACATGGACACGCTCACAACGTCCCTTGATAGTCGGACGTGGATTGAAGGCCAGCTTACACTTTCTGCATTCGATTCATCATTCAAATTATCGTCTTTCTCCGGCAGCGCATTACCTGCGACAATGACGACTTCTGAGTTTGGCGGCATGGAGCTATTCACCAAGCCAAATGAGCGCATATACTTTGACGGTGTTCGACCTTATGTCGATGGAGGCACATATACGGCTAGTTTAACGTACCGTGACAGCCCAAGCGGAGCGACAAGCACAGATGGCCCCAACGCAGTTGATGCGAACGGCATGGCCCATTTCACTCGCTCATGCAGGTATGCGAGAGTTCAGGTCGATATTGCAGAGGATGCGCTATGGACACACGCTCAAGGAGTTGATGTGACGGTAACTGAGGACGGAGAGTTCTAATGACCGTTTCAAAGTTCCCTATCCCCCCGTCAGACCTTGAGGACCAGAAGCGGTTAAGTCGGCTGCAATCTCAGTCTATCGCG